GGGCACCTACGCCTTGGGCGACGATTGCCGATTGATCATCCCCCCGGGGCCGATGTTCATCGAGGGCTACGACCTCCAGGTGCGGATCGCCTCGATCAGCGTCGACGCAGGCCAGATGGATCGAGTCAAGGTGCAGATGGTTCCGGCCCTGATTGACGGCACGGTGATCATCCCCGTGTCCTCGACATTCCAGGCGGTCCCCCAGGCCGGAATCCAGGTCGTCCCCACGGTGCCGGAGTCGGAGATCACCGCAATACCGGAGGTGGCCGAGTGACTCGCGTGGCGCGCTCCATCGACATATCCGAGTGGCTGACCCGGACGGAGGAGCGGCTGTCCACGGCAGAGCGTCGACTGGCAGCTGCCGCGCGACCCGCCCAGGGCGCGACCGCGACGATCTACGGGCCGAACCTGCTGCCGAACCCCGACTTTGAGACAGCGGGCAACGTAGACCTGTCCGGCTGGCAGAACCTCCAGTACGGCGCGCCGGTCACGGGATCGGACGCCATTTCGGGCGTGTGGAGCTATCGGATGCTCCACTCGGCGCAACAGCCGGTCATCACCCGGGAGAAGCGCTCGATCAACATTCGGCCCTACGCCTGGCGAGTGTACAAGGGGGACAATACCTACAAGAGCCCTCAGGGGAGCGACGGCTACGATCACCTGTTCCAGGGTCAGTTCGATGCCGTAGATGGTAACCAGCGCTGCTACATGTGGTTCGACCCGGCCGGCTTCCAGGATCTAGTCAGCTCGGTACCGGGCGACTGGGTGTCGGCCGACCTACTGATCTACTGGGAACACTGGTATTGGTCCGAGGGCGGTACCCACATCCTCGGCGCGCATACCGTCACGACACCTCCTGCCGTGGGTGCGGTCGGCCCGCTAACCAACTCGTTCCCCAACCTAGTCCAGTTCAGCTGGCCGGGCCGCTACATGTGGGGTTCGTGCCCGATCATCTCCATCGGTGGGATCTGCGACCGGCTTAGGGACGGCACGTTCCGTGGCTTCGAGTTCGGCCCAGGCCCGACGACCAACGCCACCTACTACGGTTACGCGAGGCCGTACGACGCCCAGCTCCGAGTCACCTACTGGAAGACGACCAACATCTCCCTCGGCGGCAATACGTCGGAGGTGCGCTCCAGCGGGATCGGAGTGACGGGCGGCAACGTCAAGTGGAATATGGGCGTCTCGGTGATTAGCACCGTTCCGGCCGTAGCCACGATCGGCGTGTGGTGGAAGAACGCGGCCGGTACCGTCACCGACGTGGACGTTGGGACCGCCAACCTCGGTGCGAGCGCAATGTCCCCGCTGACGGGCACAACCGGGGCGGCATTCTCCGACGTGGCGGTCGACATGGGCTGCTACATCAAGATGAACGGCTCGCCCCCGTCAGACGGCGCAGGCGGCACAGTGCCGTGGAACTATACAGTCGACGACTTCGTCCTGCGCCAGCTGATCGCGGGATAAGGAGCTATTGTGGCACTCAAGTGTCTATTCCTACAGCAGGGCACGTACAACGCCCTCGACGACCGAATGATCGGCGGGCTCTGGCTCGACCCGACGACCGACCCGCTGTCCGGCGGTGGCCGCATCATCACCGGGCTGTTGGCCTCGGCGCAGGCGACCCCGAACATGACCATCCTGATGTCGCCTGGTCGTGCGGTTTGCCCGACCCCGGCGTCGGACGGCGGCGGCTACATCGTGATGAACGACGCCAACGCCACGATCACCGTGCCTCCGGTGTCTACCCTGCCACGCGCCGATCTGGTGCTGATGGCGGTAGACGACGGCGACTACTCCGGCGCAGTCTACGCACCCAAGATGTACGTGTTGGCCGGTACCCCCGCCGCGTCACCGGCCTACCCCACCCAGCCCAACGGTACCGTTCTGCTGGCCTACCTCAACCACCTAGCCAACGCCACCTCGGTCGCCCAGTCGGCGATCCAGCGTAACGCTGCGGGCAACCTGCACGAATGCGAGTACCAGGCCACCACGGTCCAGTCGATTCCGACCGGCACAGACCGGCCGTTGGCCTACGGCACCGCGATGTGGCTAACCGCCGACGTCACCAAAGGTACCTCGACGGCGGGCGGGATCGCGGACGCTCGATTCCAGCTCAACCGGGACGGGATCTGGGCGATCGACGCGGGAGCCCGCATCCAGGTCGGTGCCAACGTGTCGGGCGGGATCTGGCTGGGCCTGGACGGTGGCGGCATGCGATTTGCGGCCAGTATCCCCAACTCCGGCACTCAGGCGGCGAACGTCGAGCTGGCGGTCTCGTGCATCCGACGATTCGGTGCCGCGACGGGACTGAACGTGAACTGCTGGCACAACGCGGGTGTCGCGAAGAACACCGACCCATTCAATCAGTCGATGCACTTCCGAGCCACCTGGCTTCGGCCTTAGGAGAATCATGCCACTATGGACCGATTTGCCCAATGCCTTCCGGGGTTCTGGGCTGTCTGTCATCGAATATCAGGGCTGGCAGAGTCGCGGCCACGGAACCCCCGGCCCGCTAGAAGGTGTTGTGTGCCATCACACAGCTGGCCCTCCGACTGGGGACACGCCCTCGCTCAATACCGTGGTGTACGGCCGATCCGATTTGCCCGGCCCGCTCTGCAATCTGTACCTGTCGCGGTCCGGGGTGGTGTACATCATCGCATCCGGAATCGGGTACCACGCTGGCAATACCGTCGTGGGGTGGGGCGACAACAACAGCGGATGCGGAATCGAAGCGGAGGCTACTGGCGTAGATCCGTGGCCGAAGCAGCAGTATGACGCCTACTCGCGGATGTGTGCCTGCCTGGCCAGCTACTACCGGCTCCCCATCGATCACGTGGCCGGACACAAGGAGGTCTGCGACCCACCGGGGCGCAAGATCGACCCGAACTTCCCGATGGACGCGTTCCGCACGGCGGTCAAGTCGGGCGGAGCCGCTCCCCAAAAGAAGTACATCCTCGGAGAACAGGAAAACGAAATGCTGATCTTCTTCGACAACGTCATGACCGACCCCGGCTCCCCAGCAACGGAAGATCCGCATGTCGAACACCACGGCGAGGCAGTACCCCCCACCTACGAATACCGATTCCACGGCCAGCGGACTTGCGAGGCGGGAGGCGGAAGCAATATCGCGTCGAGCGCTTGGGCTTGCTTCTCCTCGGCGTGGGGAGGATGCAACGTCAGCATCGCAGCCCTCGACGGTAAGGGCGGTGTGAAGTGGATCTTCGGCCAGGCGGGGAAGCCGAGCCGGGTGGACAACAACAAGCAGATCCCGTTCCCCCTCCCGTCGGGGACCCGAGTGGTAACGATCGAGGGGGTCCGGGACAACATCGGTACGATCCCGGCTTGCGACGTGTACAACCTGCCATAGAGGCTGTGCGGGTCGTTTACGTCGCCGGACTGGTCACGATCGTCCTGGTGTGCATCATCCTGATCTGCATCCCAGGCGTGGCCAACAACGCGCACACCGAGACGGCCTTAGTCGCCGTGGGGTCAGGCGCCATGGGCGTATTGACCACCCTGATGTCCCGATACTGGGGCAACGGGAACGGTCGGTAGTGGCGATTCTGTCAGATCCAGTCGTCGCCTCCGCCGTTGTTGCCGAAGCAATCGGCGGTGGGCTAGGGATTCTGTGTTATACAGCGGTTGTGTGGCTGACTCGTCGTGACCGTTAAGGACGTCATAGTCGCTGTAATACTCTTCGGCGGGGTGTTGGCGGTCCTCATCGTCATCGAGGAGATTCTCGCTAATCTCAATCTTCAGGACGTAGTACATCACGGCGATGATCGAGACGAGGAACACCCCGACCAGGGTGAGTCCGACGATCCCGCCCGAGGCTCCGACCAAGGCGGCGATGGTCCCGACGAACAGGGCCATGAAGGCGAGGAACAGCCAGAGGACGACTCGCAGGACCCACTTGGGGCGCTTTAGCGTGTGCCTACCCACGGGGCACCAGCTTAGTGCAGTCGCAGCCGTAGACGCCACAATCCTCACCCGGTCGATAATGTCGGTGCACCTCGGATAGATGCCCGCATCGACAGATGACGGGGAGTTCCATCGCTCGGCGATGCAGCACTTGGCTGATCTTCACCGCCACGAGGGGGATGACGCTAACCCAGAGGAATAAGCCTACTAGAACCCAGTTCCAGACGGACACTGCCGGTCTCCCACACGTTCAGCGCTCGGCTGGTGTGGCAGACCGGCAGACGTATGCCGAGCGGAAGGCTACTGTTTCATCCAGACGCATCCCCCCAAGAGGTCCACGGTCAGGTCGGTGAACTTGACGGTGAAGTCTCTTGGTCCCTTGAAGAATGGGGTGTCGACGATCTTACGACCGGCGAGATGTCGACCGATGTAACAGCCCGGGGAACCTTCCTTGCCCGGTGTGTGGTAGTCTCCTGGTGGGAACTGGTCGGGGCCGGGTCCGACGGAGTAGCTGCCGTCACCAAATACCACCGCCTGCCCGATATAGGGCGGCAGGGTAGGAAATGGCGCCACCGTGGGGAGCGTCGCGCTAGGCGGGACCGGTGGCGGTTTCGCGTTCGGCTGGCAGGCGACCACCCCGACAAACAATATGGCCGCCGTGAGCAACACGGTTGAGAGGACGAGCCTCCACGAGATCACGGCACTACGTGTATCTCCAGTCTGAGCGGCGCGGAACCGACCTTGAAGTCGATGCCGCGTGAGAAGCCCTGGTCCCATTGGTGTTCGACCACCGCAGCCGCGCTCTCGTGCTCACGCAGGTGGGTGATCAGACGCTTGAACAGCTCTAGGGCCAGGCGCTTCTCTCGTTCGTGGATCTCTTCGGTAGCGCCCATCCGTTAATCCTACCATACGGGTTTCCACCCCGTCAAGGCCGGGTCCTAGCCAGGCCGGGCGCGCGCATGCCTAAAAGGTATGTGGTAAGCGTCACTCGCGGGGAAATTGTGGTTGGGTCTCCAATAGGGTAAAATTGTATTTATAAGGGGAGAGGGAAAAGCCCAAGCCCCAAAGGCCCGAGGAGTCCAAAATGGCCCGCAAGCTCCGCACCGTGAACTACTGCTCCTGCATCCGCCTGGAGATCGCGTGCAACGCGACCACCTACGGCATCTGGGCTCCTGGCCACGACGCCAAGGCCAAGAGCTACCTCCAGCGCGCGCACCGCAACGACTACACCGTTCGGCTGGACGGCGTGGAGATGTCGGCCCGCCAGGCCACCGAGATCTTGGTCCCCGCGCTGGTGCCGTTCCTCTACTACGTCAAGGGCACGCTCTCGGCGCGGTTCGCCGATGACGACGCCGCGATGGCGCAGTCGGCCAAGTCGGTGCAGATCAAGGTCGGCCGCTGGACCTACAACGGCCTGCTCCTCGGCACCAAGGTGGTCTACGCCACCAAGTCCGGCGAGACCAAGGAAATCGCGGTCGAGGCCGCCAAGTTCGTCGCCTGATCGCTCGACCCGCTCCCTGCCCTTGCGGCGGGGAGCGGGGATGTGGTACGATAGCACGACCCAACCCTACACAGAAAGAGTGCAGCAATGAAAACCCTAGGAATCGTCATCGGCGTCCTGTTCGTGGCCGCCATCTCGTTCATCATCGGAGTCGGCGCAGGTGGCGCGTCCACCCACCCGACCGTGGTCGCCCAGGCGCCAGTCGCCCAGTCCGTGCCAGCACCGCAGCCGACCCCGGCACCTCCGGCAGCCGAACCGGCAGGCACGACTCACCCCTACGTCGCGTTCAGCGACGGAACCTACGAGGTGGGGACGGGTGACGGGCAGATCCTGCCTGGCAAGTACACGGTCGGTGCGGCGGCTGGGCCGATGGGCAACTACTACGAGATCAGCCAGGGCGGCCAGGTCATCAAGAATGATTACACCCACGGCCCGACGTTCATGACTGTGGCCAAGGGCCAGACGGTCAAGGTCAGTGGCGGCGGCCTCTGGACAGCCAACAGCGGCTGGTGACGCGAGGCCCCCGGGTCATGTTGACACCGGGGGCACCGCTGTGATATAATGGTAATACCAACTAGAGAGGGAATCACAATGCAAGAAATGCCAGACCTCGGAGCGATGGTGCTCTATCGGGGGCAAACCCACTGGGTGAAGGCCATCAACCCGGCCGTCGACGACGAGGTGCAGATCGCGATGACGCCGACCGGCGATCACCCGCGCTGGGTCGCGATCAGGTACCTCGACCACGTGCCGCCGCGCAAGCCGGAGGCCAAGTCGCCGAGCCAGGTTCGGGACAGGATGACCACCGGCCAAGCCGAGGCGCTGTGCCGCATGGTCACCACGATCGCGGACGCGCTCGGGATCGGGGATGACAACCCCACCGTAGCGATGGCTCGCTGGAATGTCGCCGAGCTGGATCTCTGGCGCAGGCACCAGAGCTGAGAGACAACGAGGCCCCCCACCCGATTTGGGTGGGGGGCTCCGCTGTGCGCCGGGGAGCCCAGCTACTCCATTCGCAGTAAGCCTGGGAGGACCCCCGTCAAGCGCTCGCGATGCGCCCGGTACTAGGCGCCCGTACTGCCGAAGCCCGCTTGCCCCCGGTCGCTTTGACCAGGAAAGATTGCCGATGCCCACACGGGGACAGGTGTCACAGCGGGCATGATGATCAGTTGCCCCAAACGTTCTCCTCGCGTGACGTCGTACGTCGCCCCACCCATATTCCACACGCCCACAAACAGCTCTCCTCGGAACGACGGGTCAACAACTCCGTTGTAAACCCACAGCTTGTGTCGACGGAGGGTGGAGCTGCGGCCCGTGATAAATCCCCAGGTGCCAGGCCGGAGATTGGCCACGATTCCGCACGGGACGTCGCGGAACTGGTGAACCGGAATCCGGACATCAGCCGACGCGTAGAGATCCAGACCCACGTCGTCAGGGTAACCACGCGAGGGGAGGATCGCTTTGTCGTCATTCCTCACGAATCCGATCTCGCCCTGCTCGGGCTGCTCGGCCATCATCTTGCTCAACGAGTCGCGAGCCACCCGTACCGACTCCGTGACTACCGCACCCCGCAGGGCGAACCCCCGAATCGCGATCGACGCGTGGTTGTTCGTCACGATAGCGACGGGGATTTCGTGGATGATGGCCCATTCGATCTCGGCCGGAACCCCGATGGTCGGCACCCCGTGCGGGAGAAACGCCATGACCCCGTCCACCGTGGCCAGGACCGCGCGATTCACCCGCTCGACCTGGACGGCCCCATCCGCACCTCGGACCCCGTTGAACGCCTGACCCGGCCGAAAGATGGTCCAGTCGTCCGGGACCACCCAGCTAATCGGCATGTGGTTGGCAGCCGCGTCGAGCGGCTCGGCGATATAGACTACCCTGCTCATCCCTGCAGCTTCCGGTAGATGTCGGCCCACTCGTCGGGCTTGGCCTGTTGCTGAATGAGCCACTGGCTCCACGTGCCGTTGTGTTCGACGTGCTGGGCCATCGCCGCCGGATTGACGACCAGGTTGGTCACCACGTCGGCCATCTCGCGGAGCGCGTATCCGGTAAGCCCGGTCGCCAGCGGGAGGCAAACCCGCTCCACGCACGAGTGGCTGATGTCATGCTCGCCGAACCAGGTGGTCGACTCGGCTAGCGCGTTCGCCTGCGCCCGGACCACGTGAGATAGACCACACGCTCGCTCCGATCGCACCGGGTTGTGCTTGTGCGGCATCGACGTGGAGCCCCATTGCTCGGGCGCGAAGTGCTCGGCCATCTCCCCATAGGTGGCGCCCAGCCGGATCTGCAGGGCCAGGTGTTCGATGGCCGACATCAACCCCGCGACGCATTGCGTCCAGAGGACGAGGCAGCTTCGGTCGTTGGCCTGGGCTTTGCGCCATCGCCCGGCCGGTAAGCCGAGAAGCGCCCCGAGTCGGGTCGCATCATGGACACGGGCATCGCCGATGGGACCACCGAGTATGATCTCGGTCGCCGGACCGGTAGTCGCCTCCAGGGCATGTGTCGCCTTCGCTACGCGGTCCGACCATACTCCAATCTGTCGTCCGAAGGTGTCCGGTTCCGCGAATACGCCGTGCGTTCGGGCCGCTCGTGGGGTGTCAACGAATCGTGCCCCAAGGAGCTCCAATGCCGTAACCACGTTGCGTGCCTCACGCACCAGCACGTCTGCGACAGTTTGCACGGCGAGGCACAGGCCCGCGTCGACGAGGTCACTGCTACTCAGCCCCCAATGTGCTTTCGG